ATGAATACTTTTAGTGTCAAACTTTGGGTAAACAAACAGCGTGTAAAGAAAAACGGGAACGTTTCTCTCTACATCCAAATCATCGTTGACAAAAAGCACGATGAAGTTCCGTTAAACATTGAATGGCCATTTAGCAAGATTGATCTTGAAAGGGGCGAACTTCTTCCCAGGAAGAAGAATGATCCCGACTTGCATGAATTTTCGCTTATGATCAATGCGGAAAAACACAAATTCTGGAATCTGGCCAAAACGTTCCGCCTGCAGGAACGTGACTTTACCCTGGATCAGATCATTAAAGAGTCGAGGGTTTACGAACGGCGGATATCGCTGGTGAAGTATATGGAGAACCGCATCCATGAACTGAAACGGTCGCATGACCGGGCGTGGGAAACAATCAAACATTACAATACGACCAAGAACCGAGTCCTGGAGTTTGAACCAAACACTAAGCTCAGACAGGTTGATAAAATATGGCTGACGAAATTCGCCGCGTTTCTCTCCAAGCGACATAAGAACTCCAAGAACATGATCTGGAGCAGGATAAAGGATATCAAGGCATTTTTAGAGGTGGCGGATAAAGAGGGCCTGGCTATCAATACCGACTTCAGGAATTATAAAAACAAAAAACCCACTTCTAAAACGATCTGGCTGGAGGAAGACGAGCTGAGGCGGCTCATCCAACTCCACCACTCCGGAACATTGGAAGGAAATATGGCCACCTGCCTGCAGGCCTTTCTATTCGCATGCTTTACCGGTCTGCGTATCTCAGACCTACAGAGAATGAATTCAGCCTGGGTAATGAATAACGAACTCCGCTTTATTCCTAAGAAAACACAGAAGTTTGAAAAAGAAGTAGTGGTTCCGCTCATCCCGCTGGCCGTTGAGTTTTTAAAAGACACAGATCTTTCATTCGATCTCCCCTCTGATCAGAAGTTCAATGTAAAACTGAAGATGATCGCAGAAAAGGCAAAGATATATAAGAACCTTTCGACTAAAGTTGCCAGGCATACATTTGGATCTCAGTCAGCCATTGCTGGTATACCCTTACAAGTAATCAGTCAGCTAATGGGTCACGCCTCCATTCAGACCACAATGGTCTATATTCATATAGCTGACGACATTCAAAGAAGGGAAATGGTAAAATTGCAAAACGCATTCGCTAATATTCTCTCCAAAGATGGGCGCGCTGAACCCGGAAGAATTTTTTAACTTCTTAACCGCTTTGACTATGAGAACGTTAAATAAGTAAAAAGGCATTAACCCGGAGAAAAATGCCTTTTTAACTTTTTTAACAGGCTGGATTAACCAGCCAATAATACTTTCTATTGTGTTCATTCAGTACATACTGAATATGTAATTGCCGTAGTAATTCGATGATCTGATCAGTGCTGTCAAACTTCCCCGGGAAATACTCCTGGAGGTGTTTTACAATCTGAGGTGTTGTGACCGGTAATGAACAGGTCTCCCAGTCAGGAGCCGGCTGATATACGGATTCGATCAACTGGAGCAATACATGATCGGGGAATCTGCTTTCTTCAGTTGTCATGGGAACTCCTTTCCTGTGGGTATCCATAACAATCTTCTAAAATTTCATTACGATCATTAACAAGATACTTTCCTTCAGCGCGGGCCATATCCGCGAACATTGCCATTATCAGAGTGAGCTCGTCTTTCTCTTCATCATTTAAAAGCTCAGGAACACCGGGCGTTGCCTGATATGCAAAGTAAACCTTCGTGAGTACAGCTAAGGCTCCAGGTAGTTCAGCGTAGTCCAAATACTCAAGAAACCTGTTAAGATGATCATGGGTTGTCATCTGATTTGGATTGTAGTAGAGGATGCTTTTTTGTAAGCCATCCTTTGATTGACCAGCGGGCCATAGGCCAGGCTGGGTTCCTTTTTGTTTTTTCTGTCCGTTTCGCATAACAACATAAAAAAATGATACAATAGCCCCGGCGGTTGCGAAACGATCACGGGTAAACGTGATATCCAGTCAATTCTGGATTCGCCGGGGTTTATTTTTATTCCAAGAAGTTTTTATGGGATACGCCCATGATCGTTTCGCATTACAAACATATAAGATTAACTGTTCGCTTGTGTTTACAAAAAAAGGGCTGAAACCTTACAAAAGTGTAAGATTTCAACCCTTTGGACAATCAGATTAAAGTACTACCTATTATTCTTGTTCATCAGGTCTGCCTGCTGACGTAATAATTCGAGAATCTCTTCAGAGATCTCCTTTTGCCGCTTGGTATTCCTTGCGATCTCAAATATTTTCCCAATAACAACAATTGTCAATGCAAGGGACAAGAACCCAGATAAAAAAATGATCAAAAAATCCATATAATAAAGTTTCCCCTAATATAGGAGATCGAAGCACTATGCAGCTGCACTATCCCGGATTTGAATGCGGTTGGTATTATGCTCTTCAAACTCCCTGAATGAAAACACAACTTTTTTATCATTTGCGTCCCGCTGCGCACGGATCAACTCCATTAGCAAGACCTTGACATCAGAATTATCGATGATAACATTTGGTTGCGAGCCGCCGGTACCGGTCATCCCTCCAGCTGCGAATGATCTCTTTTCCATCCTCGCAGTTTCCAGCATTCCGATCACGTTAGCATAGCGCGGATCCTGAAGCATCCAATTAGGCGCGATCCATTCCCTACCCGCTTCACCCGCTTCAAATGGCCGTCCGCTCGCTGAGTTCCGGAACACCGTTGCCTGGGAAACATAACCTGCAGGATCACGATCGGAGAAACCACCGGTAGCATATTTTGGCGGCTTTTGGGTAGCGATCATTGCGACATTTGCAGCTGTCTGAGCTCCTAACATGGCGGCTAAAGGTATTGCAGCAGGGAAACCCGGATTTACCCACAACTTCCCTACTCCTATCAATCCGTTGATGATAGCCTGAGAGATCGCTGCTCGCTGATCAGCTTTGAACGCCCGGAGCTTTTCAGCTTTGATCAGCTTATCATACTTATCATTGATCTTTTTCTTTTGCTCTTCAGACAGGTTTTTATTCTCCAGCTCCTTTTCGCGCTGCTTCTCGAGAGTTGAAATTTCCGCATCTGAAGCAGCCTGCCTGTTACCGGCCATGATACTGAACATAGAGTCGGCCACCAGTTGAGCGCCTTCAATAATCATTTCAGCTTTCTCGTTTTCATGGTCGAAATCGAGCTGCTTTCTGGCAGCCCGGTACCGCGCGTTTATTTCAGCAACTGACTTACCGGTCTTCTCCGCGTTTGCAACTTCGAGAGCGTGTTGAAAATCCAAGAGAGCAACCTGTGCATCATACGCATTCTTATTAAGAGAAGATCCTCCACTCTGCGAGTTTATGACATTAGCTTCAAGTTCAGCCAGCTTTCTTTCATTTGCAGCGTCTGTAAGGATCTGCTTTTCTTTGGCACCTTGGTTCCTCAAGAACTGCTCACGAAGTTTACCGCTCTTATCCAGGATTGCAAGTTCCCTGGCAACGGCATCTTCCAGGATCTTTGCCTCATCATTCTTACCCGCGGCTCTAAGTTGCCTTATCCGGATTTCCTGTTTACTTACCTTCCCTAAGATTTCACTCTCTTCCTTATCGAGAGCCTGAAGCTTCAAGTCAGTTTCATTCTGAAGCTCTGCGAGCTGACGATCGGTATCGTTCTGCATAGCTGCAGCAGCTATTTGCGAGATCTCGTTTTGAATGCTCTGGAGTTTTGCAGCATCTTCTTTCCGGAACTGCTCATTGATCTGGTTGATCTTCGACACACGTTCCCTCTCCAGCTGCTCAACTGCAGCAGCATTTGTAGAATGCTTTTCCTTCAGTTTGCGAAAATGCTCATCCGTCTCGGAGATCTCCTTCGCATAGCTATCCATGATAGCTTGCTCAGTCCTGGCAAGGGATGCAATTCGTTCTTTCTCTGCAGCATTAAAAAGTCGAGCAGCTTTAGCTCTAGCTGATTCAGCTTTCTTATCCTCGCCACCAGATAGGCCGCCAGTACTGGCGCCACCCGTTGTAACTCCACCTACAAGAGAAGCTTCATCATTCGCTTTCATGTCTTTACCGTAGCGCTCGTTGATGGCATTAATTGCACGCTGAACTTCGACCTTCTCTGCAGCTGCGTTCTCTTTACCGTATTCCCGCTGCTTCTCTCTCATTTGATTGATATTGCCTGACTGGCCGAAGGCCTTTACATCTTGCCAGATGGAGGTATCGTTTACAGCGCCATTATCAATCTCGATAATTCGCTGTTTCAGCTTTAGAATCTCGTTCTCAGCTGCTTGAGCGGTTGTTTTACGGTCGAGTGCCTTGATATATTGATCAATAGCAGCTGTCCCCTTTTTGGTCAACGCCTCCTCCTGGCTGAGCCCGGCCAAGATCTTTGGATTGATTTCGTTTAAACGTTGGATCGCAAGGAGTTTCTTATCTCTGGATGTTCCCTCGTTATCCAGAACTGCCTTAAGTTTTTTTATCCGTTCGATTTCTTCAAGGTTTCCCTTTTTCGCGTCAGCTTCAATTGAGTTGAACCTTTCCTGAATTTTCTGCGCTTCAGAAGCGGAGTTCTTGAAAAGAGCCATTGCAGCGACCAGGGCAACAACAACAGCTACTACCGCACCGATCGGGTTGGCGGACATGGTAATATTCAAAGCTCGCATAGCTGCAGTAGCTCTGGTGATGTTACCGGTAAGCAAGGCCTGAACTCCCGCGAAAGCAATCCCTGCAGTCCTTGCCAAAGTTGTTCTGGCAATATTGGCCTCAATCGCCGTATTCGCCAGCAAAATTGCCGAACGGTATCCAAGCCAGGCAGCACCTCCGATGATGAGGAGCTTTGTTAGGTTGACAAGCATCACCATATTCCTATCACCCCAGGATATCATCTGACTAAGGCCGAAAACAAGATTTTTAAGGAAGTCGGATAGAATCGTATTGCTCGTGAATGAATGCAGCTGTTTACCGGTCCGGTCCAGTACAGCTCCAAAGGTTTGCATCTTAACATCGAACTCATCCTGCAAGCTCGTGCCCTTTGCAAACTCTTCGTTTGCAAGTTTCTGACGAGAAACCAGTTTGTCCAGGTTATTTGATAAAGCACCAAGTGCGGCAACCGCTCTCGCTCCATCTTCCCCGACTAAGCCCATTTTATCAGCAAGGCCCTGTACGCCGGTACCAGTGGAATTGAGATTTTTCAGCACCTCAAGCAAGGCTTGATTTCCATCTTTCTGCAGTATGGACGTGAACTCTTTCACGCTGAGACCCGCAACCCGGGCGAACCCGGGGATATCTTTTCCAAGGCCTACAACGAATTGACCGATCGCAGTTGCAGAAGCTTCGACGGGTTGGCCCAGCTCATCCATGGTAGCACCTAAACCCAGAATACTTTCGATACTAAAATTCGCCTGGGGAGCAATCCCCCCCATTCTCTTCGCAAATTCAACAAGATAACTCTCAGAGGCGGTACCAGCTGCACCGAGGGAATTGATAGCAGAACCCGTCCTGATTAGCGCGTCCTCGAGTCCGTAAGCCTCTTTGATTTTGAATAGCTCTGTAAGTTTGCCAAGGTCATTCACGGCCTGCTCCGTGTTACCGAGGTCTTTGCCCAGGGCGATACTGATCTTATCTGCAGCGCGAACAAAACCGAGTACGTCCCGCTCTCCGGAGATTCCGAGTTTACCAGCTATTTCTGACAATCCTAACAGTTGAGCAGTAGAGCTCCGGGTATCTACTTTCTTAAGCTCAGTGTTTAATCGGCGAACTCCTTCCTCGCTTAATCCGGTTGTTTTCCGAACATCAGCGAGGCTATCGCTCAGCTTTGCATTTGAGGAGATGATATTCTGGAACTGCTCCGTAACGAATTGGAATCCCAAGTAGCCGGCAGCTAAGGTCCCGATCTTGCCAATTTCGGTTTTTAGAAAGCCAAAGGCGCCATTCAGGCCCTTGACTTCATTTCGCATGTGCGTTAAGGTTTTGTTGTGTCGCTCGAACTCCTCGAATTTCTTCGACCAGGCTTCAGTACCGTAGGTTACTTGTTCAAGCTCTCTACGGAGCGTATTGGTTTTCTGCTGAACATTTTTGATTGAAAGTTCTGCAGGTTTACCGTCGATATATAGACTTGCCCGTATTGACCTTGGTATTTCTCTTGTGCTGGCCATCTTAGTCGATTAGAATACGTTGAATGTTCAGCACCACACTGTTGCCCTTATATTCAGCGACCAAGTTGGCCAACGCCGGGAACCGTTCTTCTATCACTGGATTAAACCAAGGTTTCGCAATACGCCTACCCGTTCCCATTCGCCCCATAGAAGACTTGCTTGTTGCGCCCTTAGAGCCGTTTTTCTTGGTAAATAGACCGGTCTTGTTTCCCCCGTATCCTCGACCTGCTCCCTTGTGAACGAAAACCATGTAATAGGGGAATGTAAAGCCTAGTTTGGAAGCTTCCCCTCTGTAGTTTTGCACGCTCGACTTTAGCTTCTGATAGCCAGGACCTATATTGAGCACCATGCGCAAAACTTCATTTTTCATTACCCTCCGGGTCTGTGATGTCCATTGCCCGACATCCTTATTATACTTGCTTGTAAGAGCGATATCTGCCATAAAAAAGTGACTTTAGATGACTAAAATCGCTTGTAATGAGAGCGTGGTAAACGACAGGGCGGATATCTTCAGTTTGTTGTTTCCTCTCTCATTTTAATACACGATCATATAAGGCACACCCATATAGTTATAATCCTCACTCACCTTAATTCCCTCACCGATCGAAACTTCATAGTAACCTGCCGGATTAAAATAGAACTCAGTTTTCTTGCCCAGGTAATACAGGTACCGCGGTTTTCCTGACCACACGCGGATCTTAAAGTCCCTCATATCCCAATGACGATGCGGCGAAGAAACCCATTCCTTAGAGCCGCCAGTTCCGAATTCGTCGCATGGCTCGGCCAGTAAGGTCGGAAGGGCATCATACGCAACAGGGAGCGGTTGATAATCGATGAAGGAGCATTGCACCGTAAGACCCGACGGTATGCCGTCCGCCTCCGGATCATAGTGTGCCTTGATTTGAAAGAGCTTCCCTTCAGGCAGTTCCCCTTCCACTGTTCCGGTTTTCATTAACGTGTATTTCGTCCGGACTTCATATTTCAGCGTACGCGCCTGGATCTCTAACGGGATTAGCTCGTGCGATCCGCCCTGGTCATACGTGATCTTCTTACAAACCGCTTCGACATAAGCGCCTTCCCCCGTCCGGAAGCATATCTTTTCATCCACAGATAAACGGCTTAAAACCAACGGAGGAATGTTCGCCCGGATAATCACATTTTTCGAGTCGTTCAGGAAGGAATACCAGGCTGCATCCTGCTCCGAAACATCAAACGATTTTGACTCCGGCCAATACTTCCCAGGTTCAATCTGTTTCATACCTGTATAACGGATCAGGCGGAGCGGCCACTGATTGCGGGACCCTCCATCGAAATCAACCGCTGCAGGAAAATCTTCATACGAATGGGATTGCACGGTCCTGGTAAAAGCCAGTTGCTTTGTCCCCACCAGGAGACGCCCGGATTCTTCCCGTTGAAGCAAGGTGCCCGCATCCAGTTCCTCCCTGGTCTCGGCGCTCCCTACATCCAAACGCCAGGCTGCAATATATTTCGACTCATCACCTGTACCGGCGTTGAACAGTTCGTCCTGCTCATCAGGCTTCAGCGTGATGGAATATCCGGAAGCTTCGTCCAGCGAAATCTCCTTCACATTTTCAAACCAGGACGAAATATCGAAGGGCGCTGCGCTCTGAATGGTTTCGAGCGAGTGCACCCTGCAAGTACCCCGGATCATGTCGAAAGCAAAGGAGATATGCAGGCGCTGCCGTTATGAACTTCAGGAAATCCGCGACGGTTATATAGGGCATATACATCATCGATGGCAGGATAGAAGTCTTCGAATTCCCATCCTGAGTCGCCGAAATAGTCCTCCTGGTATAGATGTACAGTTCTTTACCATCAACAGAGTCAAACCACGGACCTGTGGCATTCACTCCCATGAAGGCCAAAACCTGCCTGAGAATATACGATACCTTGAAAAAGGGTGCGGATAGGGCAAACTTATCAGATTGATACCTTGCGATAGACTTTTGGGCGTCATAGTCGAAGGTGTTATAATAGTTGTATACCCTTGAGGGGTCGGAGAGCTTGCTTCCAAGCTGGTCATTCCATACGGGAAAGAATGCATACCGGTATTGGTCCGGATTCTCAAGCGTAGCCTTCATCATGGCTTCAAAGTCGATACCGGTGAGGGTATAATCGGCATCATCGGTCAGAATATCCGTAAGGTATGTTGCTTTGATCTTCGAGGCCACTTCGCCCAGGTTCACGCGGATCTGGAAATCATACTTCCCGGAGTTCATCTTGTAGCTGTACGTTCCCCGGAAGAAGTAGACGCCGGCATCGTAGACCTCAACCGGAAACTCATACACGCCGTTGACCGCCTCGACCCGGTGACCGCCTTGGTGAAAGGCGATGTTTCCGGGCGTCATGGGCGCCTGAGCGGAATAGACGATATCCTGCAGGATCTTATCCGCGTCATTGAACAGCGGGTTGTTGCGCTCGACGGGGATGGTGGTGCCGGGGTCGAGTTCGAGGGTAAGGGCGGAGGGGTTGAGGATGCGGAGCATTAGTATGAGATCAGGGCTTGCTTAATTTAGGATATGCGTAAGAATCGCTCTGTAACTACCTTCGCAGCCAATCTTCCATACTTCGATCCCCCACGAGAATTAGGATGCATCGCATCGTTTGAATCAATATTGCCAGTCGTTCTATCCCAAATAAAAGGATCTTCAACGGTTCCCGCACCTGGCGGGTAGTTGACGATTGTATTAATTTGTCCTTCAGCATTCCAATCGATGACAGATGCTGCGGCCAGTTCTGCACAAATCCTTTGTTGAGCAGCGGTTTTTGACCGGTTAGTATTAACATCAGTTGTCCAATAGCCCAATCTTGAAGCTGTAACAATAAATATTTGAGCATTCGGAAACAAAACAGTTAGCTCATCCAAAGCATAACGGTAAGCTCCTGCAAAACATGTTCTATTCACTTCAGATATCGGAGTTTTTCCATATACTGAACCCAACGCAGAGGTAGAATCTGAAGCCCTCTTAATGTAGACATTGGTAAATTGCTTGGTGAACTGGGAAATATACGTTGCAGCAACTGAGTCACTATCAGGACTATCGTTCATACCACCTTCCAGTATTATAACGTGCGGGTAAGTATCTGATGTAGGATACAGCTTCGTTTCGCCTGCATCTAAGTCAGTGCCTGCCATAAGCCGCTTTAACTTTTGTATTTGGCATGCTAACGTGTTGAGGTTTCCCGTACTAGTGGAACTTACAGGCCTGTCAGTGTAAGGAAATGCTGCTCTGTCGTTAGATTTATCTTTAACGGACGCTGAGCTAACTGCTAGTGAAATTACTGTACTCCCTTCTGGCAAAGCATTCTTATATGCGCTAACCCACGCTGATAAAGTGCCGTTTGCAGGGTTTGTTTGACTGTACGAATCACCGAGTACTAAAGTACGCAATGGAGCCTCCGTTACTTTTCCTGCATTCAAAGGACTGAGTACTGTTAAGTAACCCGTGAAGCCATCTCCATTTGAGTTGTTGTAATACCTTATCCTTACAAAGTCTTCAGTTAATATATATCGGTTTGCAACACTACTTGCTTGAGCAGGAGAAGGAGTAATATAGGTGCCATCCGCTCTGAATAAAAATGTAGCAATGGCAGATCCTGCAGTATAATCAGAAACCTTGTACTCAATGGTGCGTCCTTTTGTTAACAAAGGGCTAGCTAAATCCAATTGACGCATAGATCCTGTAGGTGTTCCTGAAATCGTTATGTCACTAAGTATGGAAGTTGCAAGATCTGATACAGCGTTCTTATTAGTTTCGATATCATCCAAAATACGTATTAAGAAAGGAGCTTTGAGCTGGAACAAAATCGACGTGCTTTTTAAAGAATTCAACGCTGATAGCGATATATAGGCAGCATCTGAAGCCTTAAAAATAATTAAGCTCATTCCATTATTGGAGGAATTGAGTCGACCGACCTCAAGCACCTTTACAGGATCGTTATCTGCGTTAACAGACACTATGGCCATGTTGCCCTCATTCAGACGTCCGTAATAGCCAAAATATTTGAATCCGCTAGTAGCTATGGGCGCCGAGATGTCATAACCGGCATTTGCAGACCTAACACCCGATGTATTCCAATAAGCACCTGCATTTAACCAGGGGATAGGAATACTAACTTGCGAAGATGAATAAAAGAAATTGGCGAAGGTATTCGATGAAAGCTTTAAAGCCGAGATATCAGCTAATGAACCTTTAAGCGTAAAGCGTGCCTGATATCCTCTCTGTGCTGTATTATTATAAAATCGCAGCTTTGCGAAGTTTTCAAGCAGGGTATATGTCTTTGCAACTCCATCGGTACCGATATTTCCAATCGAGAATGCTGAACCATCGTCTCTTATGAGAAACACTGTTATTTGATCACCTGCTGTAGCATTAGTCACGTAATACTCAATAGTTCTTCCTTCTATTAAGGCTGAAGATGCAAATTCAAATTGCGCAACTACAGCAGTCCCAGTTTGAGTAGTCCCATTGATAAGCGACAAGGCTCCTTTTGCATCAGCCCTAACTGCTGTTAACCCGATTGTCTCAATCCATTTGGCAGATGTTCCCGGCACATCTGCAGCGACGGTATTCGCGTTAGCTTTGTATATGGTGCCGTTGTAGAAAACTTGATTCCCTGCCAAGTATGATCCAGCAACCCATTCTTTTATTTCGTCAGCATATTTCACAAGATCAGCATCTGTGTAGCTTCCATTCGGCCACCAATACTGCACCAGCTTACCATCGATTCGGATCATCGGTTTCTTACCCAATCTGAAATTGACCATAACACCATCTTGCTGAACTTCAATATTCTTGATCTTAGCACATGCTTCAGCGATGGAATTCCATGGTCCTTCCCAGGAATCAAGCGGACCTGGGTTATTTAATTGTATAGCGGTTGCTCTTTCTGTAGGGTTAGCCATTTTTAATTTTAATTGAATGTGAGTGATTGCTTGAGTAAGCGATGGCCATCTGCATGATGTAGATCTCATACTGCAGGCCATCGATGAATAGGGTTTTGTATAGTTCGTATTCGTTAATAAGATCTTCGTCTTCTGCATCGGTATCGACGATATCCGAAATGAGCGTTCCTTTCAAAAGTGCCAGGCAAAGGATGCTGCTGGTTCCACTGCTCAGGGTGATATCACTGATAGAGGATGCCTGAGATCCGGCCAGTGCTTTCACTTTCGCCGCTGTATCCGGAAGAGATGTAGCAGGACCGAAATAGTGAAGCTTTACCAGGTTAGGATCTGTAGGATCCGGCGGGATAAAGTCGTTCCGGATGATCACATGAAAATCGTGGTTCTTACTGTACGGGATAGCCAGAATCATCGTGTACACCTGGTACGGCACACCGTCAATCTCGATCGTTGTAAGCTTAAACTGCTTGAGCAAATCCTCATCTTCAGCATCCACGTCAACGACCGAAAGCAGCGATTTCCAGTAAGGTACCGCAATTGAAAAGACGTTGTTAGTACCTGTCTGGAAGATCCAATCATAGACATTTTCAAGGTGCATCGACGGTAGGGCCTTGACCTCGGCTGCAGTCGCCGGCACAAGAGCAGACGGACCGAAATACACCGGTAATAAACGAGGTGCAACCGCATCCATCGGCTCCACATCCTCATCACTCCGCTCCGTAAACGCATCATCCGTAATCAGGTACTTATACTCAAAAAGCTGCTTATACAGCCTGTTGGCATCATCTTTTTCCGAGATTTTATCCGAAGTCAGTGCAATCGGAAGCAGCCTTCCCACATAATACCGGTACTTCTTTGCAGATAAAATGAAGTCCCTGAGCATGATCAGCTCATCGTTCGTCAACCAACCGGTATTAACCTTGAAGTGATCCGTAAGCGAGATACCAAAGACAGACCGGTCACCTGCGGACAAAGGAGATCCGGAAATGCGCACCCGGGCGGCTTCCTGCTGTTCAATCTGATATTCCGATGATCCCTGACCGATGGTGGCCAGCGTCTCCACGGCTCCCCAGGAAGTCAGGAAAAGGAAGTAGCGCAAATACTGCAGTATCGAGTAATCAAGAATATACGTCCGGACTTCCGAAAGCCTGCTACCAGCGGAAGATTCCAGCCAGATCTCATAGTGAGATACCGATTTACCCGCATGGTTAGCAGGGATGAAAGCCTTGTCGAAACGCACGTTGAAGCCGTATTTCTCATGCTGCAGCATATCGAACACCGATAAGATCTCTTCAGCGCTGCCTCCCTCATTGAAGTGCCACTTTGCTTTCAGCCTGGTCCCGGCTCCCGATACTCGAGTATTGAAGAAATACAGAAATTGCGGTTGAGATTGACGGGTCAGTGTGGATGATATCGATCCCTGTGATTGCTTCAGGAAGCGGTCTTTCGACCGGTCAGCGGCATCAGGCTGAAACAAGGTACTGATGTTCTTTTCAATCTGACCGACGTAACTCATCCCTCCCAGGATCACCGTATAGCTGGGGGACTGGATGACCTTCCGCACTTTAATCGGCTGGCCATACATTTCCGCATAACGGAAGTAATACTTCCTGCAGGTCTTTTTGCATGCCAGCGGGGTAGGAGAAGATAAGGAAGGGATTTCCGGACCGGAGTCAATAGCGAGTAGCAGATGGTCGCGAAGCTTATCAGCAACATCCATTTCCGCAACGTTACCTTTGTCGAACGACAGGGGGATGGTATGCTCGTAGATCTTTTCGTAAGCCGAATGATCAGAGTTCTGGCAGTACAGCTCAAACCATATCGAAAAGTTTTTGCGCAGCGTGCGCGGCCTTCCATTGACCTCCCTGGTAATCCAGAACTTCAATGATGAGAAATATTCCAGATCGAAGCCATTGTTCGGCTTTTTCGCTGTGAAGTTCAACCTTCCTTCGGCTGCTGGCCAGATATCAAAGTCCCGCGAGAGATCGAGGTTACAAGTGAAATACGGCACCAACTGATCCAGGTTGGTGTAAGTTCCCGCGGGGATGCTGCTTCCGGAGTCATCAGCTTGTGCGGTTATATCGAACGTGACGGACGTATTGCCATACTTTAACGGGATGGATTCGCCAGCCAGTAACGTTACAGGCAGAAAAAACAGGATATAATTCTCAGCCAGGGCGCCTTCATCCTCAATATAATTATCCGTCTCAAACTTCACCGGAATGAAGTTTCCGGAGAAGGCAAAAGGGGGTGGAGATTGCGATAACGTAACAGCCATTACTCCAGATCCTCCCATACATTAGCTTTCACCTCAGCGTCGAAACCTTTTTGAATCGTGAAAGTAATTCCCCAACCATAGCAATTATCTATGACCGGGCCTATTTCCCCTTCAGAGGTACCAACCTCTATCCCATCAAAAAAATCATCTTGCAGAATCCTGGAAAAGATATCATCACAAATAGATTTGCAGTGATCGAACGCAGCAGCTTTCCCCCGGAAATCATTTTGAGCGACCGGTAGCAGAACGAAGAATGATGTATCATATCCTTCAACAACATTATCCGGATCGCCGTCTTTTTGAACTTCAGGAGTTTTAAAGAAAAGCGCGGGATATTTTAAGCCAGTGCGATTCGAAACCACCAGGCTCTCCATATCAAAAAGCTCAAAAGCTTTCTCCTTCTTATTTTCAGGATCATGCTTAATGAGCGAATGATTTTGCGCGTAAAATTCAAAGCGGGAAACTAGCTCTGTGATTTTCATACGTCGAATATCCTAAGTGCAGCGCACCAGGTAAACGACAGTACAATTAGGCTTTAGCCGCCTTCATCGCTTCATCGTAAGCGATTTTCTGCTCTTCAAGAGCATCAAGTACGAACATGGCGTTCGTGAATTTCAGTTGATCAGCAGTCCCCCATTTCGCACCAAGCAATTCACGGAATACAGATAACCAGGTACGACCGTCTTCCTGATGATCATCCTGCTCCTGGAGCTCCGCCCCTTCCGGTACTGGAGGGAATACATTCGGCCTGTAAGACATGACCTGGTTAACTGCAGCAGTGAACCAAGCAAAAACAGCAAGCTTAAACTTTTCGGGGATATCCCGTACAGATAGAGCCCGCTTTTCGATCAGGTTCTCATTGAAACGTTCGCGGATATCTCCGGAGAAGGTAACACTATCGACGACTTGAGCAGGATCTGCAGGGCGATACAGCGTAGCAATCATCTTCTCCAGCCAGACGATATCGTTCGTTTTGCGGTAATACGAGTAGAATTGAAACACAAAGCACCATTCGCCAAACCCGATGTTACTGAGATCTTCCGCTGGAGCATGACACTTCTTTTTCCGGATGTTCAATACCGGGAAGAAATTTTTCACCGGTGGCTGTTCATCGATCATGAAATTTGTAAGAGGGAGCAGTTCGTATAATTCCTCTTGAGGAAGATTGCTGACTACATCCCAATTGTTCTGGCACAAAAGGGCGATCAGCGAGGCGCCGATTACAAAGCGGTCAGAATTATGGTAGCTCAAAACCTGGAGAACAGTAGCATACTGATGAGCGTCGAGCTCTTCCCAGGAAGAGGGTACTTCGAAATCGAAGCTTACTTGTTTTTCATCTAGCCTGGTGTAGTGGCCGCTAATTCTTCTCATTACTTCCAAAAGCGTTTATACAACCCAAAGATAACTAAGACAACAGCAACCAGCGGCACGATCCTCCACAACCAGGAGTAATCCGGATCACTTGTTTTGACCTTCGTTTTTTCCTCCTTTTTAACGTCAGTACTAGTTTCAAATTTGCCGGTCTCAGACCTTCCTTTTTTCTCTGCAGTAAACTTTTCATTATTCACCGGAACCTTTATTGGAGGAGTCGTTGCCGTCATGTTCAACTTCTTTCCAAGCGTATCAACATCGAACAGCAATTCCAGTCCGGAGGAACTCAAGCCGTTCAACATCTCAGCGAGCTGAGAGTAATGGATCAGGGCACCAGGGATCAAGACTCCGTTCCGGATGGTTTGACCAGGAACATCGATTGTTCCGATCGTCCTTTCGTAAGTCAGGATGGTACCGGTATCGATACGCGCGTATTCGCTGAGCGAACTGCTAACAGAATCGATATTAAGCGTTCGCTTATCTTTCGTCTCCTTTTTGAAGATTCCGCACGATGCCAGGCTAAGGCAAATCAATACGACAGACAATTTACCTTTCATATGCTATCTTGAGTTGAGATGAGGATTGCTCCAGCTGTTGAGCTGCAGAAAACAAACTATCAGCTGATGCCGCCAATCTTGAGGTTATTGCCCTGGGCTTGATCATCCGGGAGGAAGAGACCGGTACGGTCCCTCCCAGGAAGATGAAAGCAACACCTAACAATGCTAACTTTTTCATATTACTTGATTTTATTGATCATCATATTATTTACGCTATCAACGATCTGCCTCGAGGAATCAACCTTTGATACAGCATCAGCAACTTTCTTCGTGACAGCATTGATATCTTCCACCGGCTTCTCCAGCTTCTTATCAACTTTGTTTTGCACCTCTTCCAGGATCCGCTCATACATACGTTCCTGGAGCTTTACTTCAGAATCGGATTTATCAACGTACATCTTGAAAAGAATCGCATTCAAAGACAATGACAGAGCCAAAAAACCGACCAGTATTCCAGCCCGTAGACGCTTGTCTACGAAGCCGAATAACATAAATTCCTTCTCCTGTGCGCTCTCAGCCATAATTAAGCAGCAACAGAAGATGAATACACCAGGGCTTTGTACCGTTCCGGAGTGTAGGGTTCGTAAATTTTCTTCGCACCAGTTGTCCCTGAAGGCACCACTTTGCCATTCTTGCTATGATACATGAACTTAATTTCCTTACGGTTTCCCGTTTTCTTCAGAGAGCAATGCACCCAGGCGATCTGGCCATCAACAATACCCTCAATGATCATCTGATCAAACACCAGGTTATCGCGGATGAACTCAAAGATTTGCCTGTTTGATGGTGATCCGTACACGTCCCCGTCCAGATCCATTGCCTCACCTTTACAATGCTGAGAGGTCGCGGATCCACCGATCGCTTTGTTCAGGCCCTGGGAACGATAGAACGATGTTACTTTTATCGGCTGGCCAAAATGAGCCCTCACCTTTTCAAAGATGTTTTCAGCAACATGCTTCATGTTCTGAATAATAGCAATTTCTGGTACGTTTGAAATCCCTCTTGCTTTTGCAGTAGCGCTTGCAGTTGCTTCTCCCCAACTGACGTGCGCTGATATATTTGTTGTACTCATACTCCGAAAACTCCTTTTGATTTGTCGTTATTGATTTTGAACCGTCTCCGGACTGGAGGCGGAACGAATGCAGGAAAGGCTGTGAGATCAGCCGTTATAAACTCCTTTCCAGACTGCAGATAATTGTTCGCATCATCTGTGAGTTGATCAACCGTTTCCCTGAGCTGCTGCCGTGATGGAATAGCCGTCTCCTTCATATTGGCATACGTACCCTTGAAGTTGATCTGTGCGCGGCCGTTCTCGAGAACGATCACCCGCTCAACCATTGCCTTTGCGATTGTAAGCAGTGCAAGCCCGGGCTTGATATAATTATTAGCGAGATCTTGCATCTCTGCAGAAAGCTCATCCTCCTTCAACGCCTCCAGTAAGCTCCGGCTGATCAGCGGAGCGATCAGCTGATCCTCTACCCTTTTCTGCAGGTAGTTGATCGAGTGCAGCACAAAGCGCGAATCATTGATATTGTAATACGTGGAAAACTCTGAGGCTGTCCTGATCAGGACCGACTCTTGTTTCGCGAACTGTTCAGAAGCGATGTAATCAGGGAACTTGTCCGGACTTTCAACCAGGAAAGCAAGCAGCTCCTCGATCGCGGAGAAACCAAGTTCCAGGATACTGTTTTTTAAATCCTCGACCTGCCATTGAAAGGCCTGTTTTGTCTGATCATTAGACAGGACTTGTATTCCGGACACACCAACCGAAACGGCCAGAACTGGCATTGCCTGGTAATAGCCAAGATTAGATATCACCTTTTGACAGATGAAAATAGCGCGGCGAATCTCCTCATCTTCTATTTCCTCCAGGTTATAATCCGCAGCCTTGTATGCTTCGCAAAAGACATCAAACTGAGCTTTTCCAATCAGCTGCAGTATATACAGACGTTCGGCATTACTGAAGTACGGAGCCACGGTATCCTCATTGCTTGTCATGTTCACAGGGATGTGATCCTGGATCTCCCTGAGCGTCTTAATCAGATTGACGTATTTCATTAGCTCATTACCTTTTCAGTCCCTTTGCCTTGGTCAAGGGTCGTTAATACCATATCCTGAACTCCGATCTGAATAGCCGGGTCAATGCCAGAAAACTCTTTAAAGAAATTGAAGAAACCGTGAATGATATCCCGATCAGCCTTCAGTAAACTTCTCAGCTGGAGACCACTTTCGCGAATGTTGGAGCCGCCGTTATTGCTTCCGCCGGTGTAATCACCACCGGTGTTTCCCTGGCCAATGGTAGCAGGGTTGATCAGCATAGAAAATAAGATCTCGGAATTAGCTGCAGCTGCATCAGGCAGATAGGCATCGTTCTTCATCTTATCATCGATGGTTTTGATTACCCATTGCCCGGATGGCTTGCCGTCCTTACCGCTCCGGAAGAATGACAGCAGCGCCTTCTGAGCGTTTTCTGCTCCTGTGAGGTTATCAATAATTTCGTTATACAGTTCCTCAATCAGATCATCCTGTTGATCCAGGCCCATACTCTTCCATCCGGAATAGCGATCCTCCAGATATTCAAAAGGGATTTGAATATCGTACTTAAGCGACATTTGATTTTTGAAAAGGGCTTTCTTATAGGCAGGAATAGAAGTAGCGATATCAAGGTGTCCACTCTCTCTAGAGCTGTCCCAATACACAACCGGGTAATAATCGTTTAGTACATCAGGCCAGCCTAAAGGAATGACATACTTAAAGTTCTTTAGATCTTTCTTTATCTCTTCTAATTGGTCAAAGAACCGTATCCCGTCGATGACGGGAATCTTCTGACAGTCTGCAGCTTTTGCATCAGGGAAATTTCCCGATACATAGACGAAAGGAATACGACCGGTATTGAGATCAGAAGGCGCCAAGCGGCAATGTGAGGCTTTGTGCCAATCAAATGCCCAGATCTTCGTTTTATTACCATTGAATCGAACCTGAGGGAAGATAATGCCGTAATATGCATAGTCCTGCGTTAGGGCTAAGCGCATCATGTCGAAGTTCGACCGGCGTTTGATTTCTTCCCATTCCGGAACGCTGACCAGCTCAATAACTTCCTTACCTGTAGCGGTCACGTCCTTAATTTTGTACGTGATGGTACGCTGGCCATAGATTGACTTTGTAAGGAGTTGCAGGCCCGCACGGCCGACTGTACTTTTTCGGATAAGCTTTGCAACCTGCTTAGGAAAATCGTCATTCGCTCCCCAGGGAATCCATTCCTTCTTGCCTTCCTCCTCTTCAGTGGAGGGCGCTGCTGCTTTGTATATAGCAGGGGATCCGGCGTTAGTCGAACCTGCAGATCCTTTTGAAGCTGAGCTGAAGTTAACCAGGGCGGAACCTCCGGAGCGATGAACGTATAAAGGGACACCTGAGTCCCCTCTGACAACACGAGTTTTCATATCCAGCAGATCTCCTCTCTGTTGAACCGGAACATCAAACGGTTATGAACCGCGTATTTTTTACCGGTTTCCGCACATCTCACCCCCCTCATCTCATGATCCTTGCAGGTGGGCGGCAATCCGCACCTGTTCGCTTCGTTCAGCTCGATCATTTCGCCACCAGTTTTTTTATCCCTGTTGCAGGTCATGAAGACGAGACTGAACGTTCCATTGCCGTCCCGGTAATCCATCCGGTCGAGCTGCCTGAGCGCATCTTTCAGTTCTAACATGGTTCGAATATCCCAAGTGCAGGAGGCCTGGTAAACGACAGGGAAAACCAGCCCAAAAACGTTGCGACTATGCAACGCATTTGGTATATTTATGAAATGACAACTATAGAAGCATTCGAGAACTTGATTAGCAAAAAAGGGTGGTATTCAACTTTAGGCATACCTGACAATACGGCTAGAAGCTATTCAAAAAGGTACAAGGACGGTAAGTTGCCAATTGAAAAGATTGAAGAAATCTTGGGCAAAGCAGGATATAAAGTCGTACAAGAGAAAATTTGGACTAATAAATAACTGAAAATTACATGAGAATAAAGCACAAAGACCTTGACATTCCTGAAACAGAACCATTCAAATTCTGTCAACTTGATAGATCGCAATATGCAGCAGTACTTACAGAAGTTGTGAGAACTTATTCGGATGGGTTTGTTCTTTCTTTAAACAATCAATGGGGTACGGGGAAGACAACCTTTATAAAAATGTGGAATGTTTATTTGCAGACGAAAGAGTTCAAGACAATATACTTTAACGCTTGGGAAAATGACTTCGACAACAATCCACTTGTTGCCCTGATGGCAGAACTTGAGACCTTAACGAAGGGAGACGATTCTACTTTCAAAGCTCTAACTCAAAAAGCTGCGGTCATAGGTAAAAACATTTTACCTGCACTGATTAAAGCTATAACTGCCAAATATATAGACCCAGGAGTATTCAGCGATGTTTTAACAAGTGCAACAGAAGGTGCTACTGAAATTTTGGATGAAGAAATTAAAGCCTACTCGGAAAAGAAAAAGGGTTTAATTGAATTTAGAACTGAACTTGAGAAATATGTTAAGGAAAATATAGAAGGGAAACCACTAGTGTTGATCATTGATGAACTCGATAGATGTAGACCTAACTACGCCGTTCAATTACTCGAGCAAATCAAACACTTCTTCAACGTGCCTGGTATTGTCTTCGTCCTATCAATCGACAAAGAGCAGCTTGGAAACGCCGTGAAAGGGGTATACGGGAGCGAGCAGTTAAATAGCGATGAATATCTGCGTCGATTTATCGACATTGAATTTGTCTTACCTGACCCGGAGAAGGGCAAGTTCACCAAATATCTTTATAACTATTACGAGTTTGGGAAGTACTTCACGGCAGAGGAGAGGAAAAAGTACCGAAGGGATGGGAACGACTCTGAGTCCCTGTTGGAATTCGCAATTTTATTGTTTGATAACGTCAAGATTAATTTACGACAGCAAGAGAAAGTTTTCGCCCACGCAAGAATTGCACTTAATTCATTTGGCCATAACCAAAGACTATTTCCTATTCTATTTATCTTTTTGATATTCGTAAGAGACTTCCAACCTAAATTCTATAAAAGGCTTGTCGATAGAAAAGACTCCCCCCAAACAATTATAAACGAGCTCAAAGCGATATTACCTGCTAACCTACTCTCAGAGCGGCCTAGAGCGTTTCAATTTTTAGAAGCACTGCTCGTTTTGTTTTATAACAATTACTATCAGGAAATTGAATACTCAAGTAAAATAATGGATAGAAATGAAGACGGTAAAAATATTCTACTGATCGAACCGATATTTGATCCAAGCCCTGATAGAGGTAATTTCATTAGTATTTTAGAGCATTATAACCACTTCAACGGTGGGGAGATTAAACTAAGTTATTTCTTAAACAAAGTAAGCCTAATGAGCAACTTTATAGTAAATATGACTGATGATACACCTTAAATATTGCAAATTCCAGAAGGCAGTTTTCGTGGGACTGGGCAATTGATGTGGGTAAGATCCAGAGATGGCATTGGAGGCATCATGCATTGAACCTCTTTCTTTTGTTACTTTTCTTTCAAGGCGATTGAAAGAAAGAAAAGTAATCCGACCACAAAAAAGCCACCCTCCTAAGAAGTGACTTAAAATTTAAAAGCGACGTTAAATGGTCAGATCAGACATTCATCCGCAAAGCTCAAATAACCTTCATCCGTTAAGATCAAGTGATCCAGTACGGAAATGTCAAACAGCAAGGCGGCTTCCTTGATTTTCCGAGTGAGGTTTAAATCTGCCTCACTCGGTTTAAGGTTTCCCGATGGGTGATTATGACAAAGGATTATACTAGCAGCGTTCGCCATCAGGGCGGCTTGCATAATGTTTCGGACATCAACAACAGTACCCGCAATGCCACCACGAGAAAGACGGCTAATACCTAAAACCCTGTTCGCCCTCGATAAAAGCAGGATTACAAATTCTTCGCAATAACTAATATCATCGCTCCACGCAGAGCGGAACACCTTAGACACATCATAGCTACTTGCGACCGTTGGACGCTCTGAAAACTTAAAGGTTGGTTTATAAGAAATTGATATTTCGGATAATTCGTACATTTGGACTTCTATTAATTTTAAATGATTCTAACGCCCTGACATTGCCACATGCAGGGCGTTTTTGTTTTTTTTACTCAGGCAAAATTATTTCCGCTTCTACCTCCATCAAACGCTCCTGACAGCGGTGTTTTAGAAAATCAACCACACCACGAATCAATATCGGGTTCTTAGTATTAAAAGATCTCCTTTCGTCATCCTTGATCGTCAGCTCGCACCCAGTGTAATAATTTGCGTTCTCGTCTACTTCTTCTTCCTTGCGCTTAAATTCAAAGTCGTTCAAACTGTCAACGGTGACGATCAAAGCTGCCCTTTGCTTTTGCTTCTGCCAAAGGCGTTCAAGCACCTTAATTGTTTCGTCCAGATTCAAAGGAGCTTTAGACATGATCTGCATTACCTGTGCATCTTCGATTTTGGAAATCTCTGCGCCTTGCGCTTCTGATTTTTGGGTGATTTTTTTCATCTATTAGTTTTAAATGTTCCTTAAATATACAAAAAACGTTGCACTTATGCAACGTTTCAACCTAGAAACACGCGAAATAATTTGTCTCAAAAATTCCAAAAACTAAACTCTCAATTTCCTTATTTTCTGCGATTTGCCTTTTTGAGACTCCCCTTCGAGTCTCAAAAATCTCCACGGAGTGCACCGCCTGCCCTATCGAAAAACGGCAATTGCCCCTTTGCCCGCCTCGTAATATGAAAGGGGGCCCCCTGCCATCGGACACAAAAAAAAGGGGGAAGGTCGACGACATCCGTGCCGTCGACCTTCCCCCTTGCGTGACATGCCCTGCCCCCTTACCTCTTACCCATACGTGCCCTTGGTAGTGGAGCCCTTCCGCTAAGATTACCCGCATACTTACCGAACGCTAGCGTATCATGAGCATCAGAATAATGGGTAGTAGTACGTTGATCTATCTTCTTATTCTTTTCATCTTTTTTATCCTTCTCGAAACCATTACGCCCTTGTATCACGTTCGCATTATTCAGAGAAATAATCAGGTACTTACAGTGATGACTGTTATACCAGAAGCGAGGAAGATCCGGATGATCCCCCTTGTGCGCATATCCCCAGAACCTGTAGCGCTCATCGTGCCCAGGCTGCTGACCAATGTACATATCAATAACGTTCCAGCCATAGCTCCTCAACACCCTGGATACAATCACCGGGTACTGCTCGGTACGAGAGTCAGAGTCTTTAGCCGTGTGGTCATACCAGTAATAAACCGTCTTATTGCGGTGGAAACGGTAATACATACACCACTTGATCAGCAGATCTTCAAAGCGTTCATCCGCACCGATATCCATACCAGAAAGAAAGAAGAACTCATTACCCTGTTCCTGACCGGTCACAATACCATTGAACGATGCACCATAGTCCATAGAGATCTCCAACGCCTGATCAAAGTCAACGTCCTCATCCTGCAGAGACGTGAGATTCTCGAATGAATCAGAGGAATAGCCATGCTTTGAATCTATTAATCCCTCCAGATAGCCGTTATTGAACTTTACATAAGAGCAGCGCTTATCATCAAACATCGGATAGAAGCCCCCTAATACCTTTCGCGGACGTATATTCAGTATCTCGATATCATACTCGGAAGGCAACAGGATACGCTTCTGGTCAGAGAACCATTCAGGCGGAAGGTTATTCGAATTGATCATCGACGGACCTGATATCCACAAATGATCCTGTGGAAATTTTTTAGCAAGATCCTGGTATTGAAATATCCATTCAGCCTTTCGCGTCCTGGGCATGGAGCAGTACAAACTTAGCCTCCGGTACGTCTTCTTATTTTTGAACCGGTCATACTCCAGACGCATCGTTGGAACCGCTTCACTCTCAAACTTACCCTGATCGATATCCTGGGCTTCGTCCACCATGCCAGAAGCATAGTTACCACCTCGGCTATTCGTATCCTGGCTAAGCAGATCCCAAACCGTTCCGTTATAGAAAAAGATAGAATGCTTAGGATCCAGAGGCGGCTCATAACATTCCTTCCACTTCCACGAGGGCGGCGGATAGCGACCAATAAAGTAATGCAGATCCTTGATAAAACCGAGCGTGGCCAGCGCCTTGACCGTCGATGGTAGCGTTCTGGTTAAGATCTGTTGAAAGGTTTCGCCCAGGATAAAGTTCTTGGAACGCGGCATATCATACAGCACGTTTTTCATATCGATGGCGGCACCGGTGGACTTACCACCACCACGGCCGACCTGAACAACCCGGACACGCTGAGGAGCGATCTCCAGCATGAGCTGCATCGGATTTAGAATAATCTTTTTGCGCTCCGAATAATCAATTATCTCCATTACCCAGCGTCTTTACTTCTTCCTCAATTATTTCCGCATCTTCAGCGTGATTACCCATATTGCTTACTAGAGTACCGAGATCAATGTTACCGCCCTTGATCATAGCCTGAAGCGCCTTCATCGACATTGGATCCAGCATCACCTCATAGGTGTGCGGCTCCAACTGATCAAAGTCAGGCATATCCGGATCATTCAAGTTGACCCCGTTAATAGCTGCAAGATCTTTTCCTCCCTGACGCATTTCGCTATAGTCATTCGCCTCTCTAGCCATGGATATCGCATCACGTACAATTTCAGTACTGAGGTGCCTGATTCCCTCTTTGGTAGACTTGCTTATATCGCCAAACATACTAAGAGCATTCGAGCAGTCACGGTATGCACTGGCACGACTAAGCCCCGGGAACCGCTTCATCAGAAGGGCAACGGCATCAGCAGTGGAGTTATAGTTCCGGATCAGCGTAAAGGCCTCGTTCCACCGGTTGATCAGCGTTTTCTCGTGATCAGTCAGTTCCGATTCACCCAGGCGGTCGTTCATGAACGCTACTATACGCTCATAATGAGATGTTTTTCCTATCAGCTTCATCGTTTCTTGCTATCATTGAGGTAAGCGGATTCAGCTATCTTGTGCTCAATGGCCATAGCCGGTGACGAAAGCTGCTTAGAGAGCTGGATGATATTGCCATTGAACTCAGCCTTACGCAGGTACCGGCCCTTCAAAAAGGCAATACCTGCAGGATGTTCCGGATCATTCAGGTGATCCAGGGAAACACCGGTGATCAGCGCAATTTCGTTCTTAAGCAGGTATTTGTAAGCGAATCCCTGGATCTCGCTGAGCAGCTCTTCAGTTAATCGTTTCTCCGGAGGAGGTAGATAATATGTAGGTTTAGGAACGGTCATTTATCACCTCCTCTCTGATCCATCCGGCATTCGCCAGGGCTACTTCGATATCGGTAATGATAATACCGGTTTCACGCCTGGGGTTGCGTGTAAAGTTTGCGGATCCCATTAATGTGAAGACCCGCTGCGCCCCCATGATCACGGCTACCTTAGCGTGACATTTGGCAAACTTCAACTGAGGAAAAGCGGCAATTGCCTGCTGGCAGATCTCCGGTTTACGATTACGTACACCTTCGTCCAGGACAACGGTTAGACCGGTGATCAATCCGGATCCTTTCCAGGATACCAGATTCCTGATCGCCTCTTCAGAAATTGACCAGGTACTGAGGAAAACTTCAGCCGGTCCCGAATACTGCAGCAGGTATTCGATCAGGCGAATATTATTCCAGGCCCCCTTAGTCATGAAGAAAACAGATCCATTTTCAGGAAGCTCCCCGATGATCATCTGGATGGACTCGACATTATCAGCTGAGAGGACTTTTGTTTGACCAGGATTCGGAAGAGCGAACGCAGGCTTGCCCGGATCAGCCGGTGCCTGACAGATATCAGCGTTACTAAACCAACTCATCACGCAACCTCCTTCTGATCAGATCCAACCGTATTTCACGAGACTTCAGGCGTTCGGCAATCTCGATCTTCTTCTTTGAGCTTTCAGCCGCCTCGAGTCTGCCCTTATCCTTTGATATGTTCGGGCCGAGGTTCTTTTCTTCCTTGATCAGTTCAACCAGGGAAAGTTCAGATACATCCTTTTCTGCTTGCTTTTGGGCGATTTCCCGGATGCGGCCATCTTTCTTCCAGTCGTCAATGGCTGCCCAGGCTTCGCCCACATAATCCATGTGGTCGAGGATCTGCAGAGCTGCATCGAGTCGCTGCGATTGGCTGTCAAGAACGCGAGCCGTTTCAAACAAGCGGCGTGCCTGAGCATAATGCCGGTTCTTTTCATTCCGGATCTCCAGTATTTTATCCGGTGCATCCTTATACTCAGATACCCGGTCACCAGGTCGCTCTGGAACGATGAGATGATGTTCCGGAAGCACGATCGGCTTAGGTTCAAGATTTGATTGTTTGTTCACTTCTTCGAGAGCCGCCTGGAGCTTTGAGAAGTGAAAAGATGAGCTGCCAGAAGACAGTATTCGCAGGGTAACACGATTTGTTCCGTACTGCTCATAAAGCAGACGGCCATGCTCGTAACTCCTCGAGGGATTATTTAGCCAGGCTGTAATAGAAGCAATTGCCATGGAACAAAAGTTCGCAATGGCAATTGCCTGGTAAACGACAGATCAGTTTAGGCTGGATTAAAAATATTTGCAAATATTTTTTAAAATAATTTTATAAATATTTTAAAAAAGGTATCATATTTGATACCTTTACACAATGAAAGCAAAAGAGGTAATCAGATTGCTCTCTGAAGATGGATGGTATCAGGATAGGCAAAAAGGAAGCCACCGGATATTCAAACATCACGAGAAAAAAGGAACCGTTCCGGTTCCCGATCATGGAGCAAAAGATATACCTATCGGAACGCTCAATTCAATACTGAAAATGGCAGGGCTTAAATAGCCCGGCCATATTATATGTTACTACTTTAAAATCATTGCTACTATGAAACTGGCATTAATAATCGAAAAAAACGATAATGACCTTTGGGGAAGAATAGAGAATGCTGGAGACTTCTTACCAGTAACTACTGCTGAATCAGTTCCAGGTGTTATTGATAATATCAAGGATCTTGTTGCAGATTATCTGGAACATGAAGGAAATGAAGATCCATTCTGGAAAAACGTAAAAGCAGAAGATCTTGAGTTTGATCTCCATTACGATTTACAAGCGTTGTTTACTGCTTTCGATTTTCTGAACATCAGCAAGGTTGCTAGTCGTGCCGGACTTAACCCAGCACTATTACGTCATTATGCATCAGGGACGAAACACCCCTCGGGAAAACAGGCCAAAAAGATTGAGGATATATTTCATCAACTCGCCCAAGAAATGAACAAAGTATCTGTTTACGCCGATTAACAAAAAAACCCGCTTTAAAGCGGGTTTTTTTGTTTTAAGACTACAGTATCAGAGGTACCCGGATCTGCACCAGGGAAGCAATGAACTTTCGCTGAGCATCCGGGTTCCCGTTGATGTCAAGCCATTCGAAATATCGATACGCCCCCAGAAGCAGCTGATTGGTTTGAATATTCCAATATCCCTCCCATTCCGAAAGCTTCTTTGAGTAACCAATATGCAGCGTTATTACATCGTCGACTTCGTGATCATAGATAGATAGGGTCTCACGCATACCCCAAAGATACTCAGGACGATGGATTTACGAGCCAGTAAAATTTAGCGTTATGCTCATTGAACTCATGTCTGATATGCAGCTGCTTGAGCAGCTCGGTGATCCGGTCTGTATTATCGAATTTGCCAGGGAAATACTGCAAAAGATTTTTGACAATCTGATCAGTTGTCAAAGGCAAAGAGCAATGCTCCCAGTCGGGAGCAGACTGATACACCGATTCGATCAGCTGGAGTAATACGTGATCGGGGTATTTTGGTTCTTCAGACATTTGAGCCCCCTTCCGGATTATAGTTGCCATACAGTTCACGCAGGAGATCTTCGCGATCAGCAGCCAGGTACCGGCCCTCTTCGATCGCTATATCTGCAAGCATATTTGTAAGTAACGCAAACTCATCAAGATCTTCCTCGCTGAAGATCTTACCGGCTTTCGGAAGTGTGTGATAGGCAAAGAACAACTTTGTCATCACAGCCAGCGCTCTGGAGGGTTCGGCCATCTCGATGTATTCAAAGAATCGATTGAGATGGTTGTGGGTAGTTGCCTGATTGGGATTGTAGAACAGCAGGCTCTTTTCAAGGCCGTTCCTTGTCTGGCCAGCGGGCCATAGGCCTGGCTGGGCTTCTTTGTGTTTTTTGTTCTCGGTTCGCATATGAGAAATTTAAATATAGGCCTAGGTCACTGCGAACCGAGTCGGAGTTACCGAATAGTCACTGGACTTACACCAGTATGCCTAGGCTTTATCGTAAATAAGAAAATTTGAATTGGATTACTCCAAGTCGGTTCGCATCGCAAACATAAGGTACTATTTGTTCGCTTTTATTAACAAAAAACCGTACAAAAATGTACGGTTCTAGATATAGTGTCAATAGGATTTTAGTACTAGAGTTGAAGACCTGCCTATTCGCAAAATGCACTACTTATTATAAGTACAACTGTAAAGAAACGCATATGTTAGAAATCTGCAACTAAGTTACCCCCTGCTTCGTCATTGCTTGACTTCCATTCATAAAGAGCAAGTTGTCCTTCTTTCATAATTTTCGCGCATTGATTATCTTCTTCCGACTTGGCTTTGATAGCCCTTGCTAATCGTTCATGACCATATTCTGATTCTTCTTCAATAGCCAAACCTCGTTTGAGGTTAGTAATTGCTTCCGTATAAAGCCCCTTAACATTGTAGATATTACCAATATTAAGAATAATCCAAGCCTCTTTACTGTCACTATATTGTTCAGCCTTCTTGGTCGCAGCTAAAGCTGTGTCAAACAACTCAAGTTCAACACAGCAATTACTAAAGTATGCCCAATAAGTTGAGTTCGTCCGGTCAATTTCAACCGCGTTATTCAGCAGAAACAGCGCTATATTAGGCTCTCCCAATTCACTGACAACGCGAGAATACTTAAAGCATATCTCCGTATGATTAGGATATTTTAGATATGCTTGATGAATGACTTTTCTTGCTGACAGATAATCTTTGGCATTTATATGAATGTCCGTTAATTTCAGTGCACTAATTGGATCCTCAATTATATGAGCTTGAGACAATACATCTGTGCCTGATTTGAGATCGCCCTTATATACCATGCTTTCAGCCTTATATGTGGCTAATTTGATGTCTGTATCGAATTTGATTAACCCCATATCACACACCTTGATGGCGTCATCGTAATATCCATTACTTAAGAAGGAGTACGCAATAAGCCAATAATTTTGAATAGTCAAGTTTTCTTCTGCAAGAACACTATCTACGATCCGCTTGGCCCTTACAGGATTAGACCTGAATAGACAGTATGCTTTAGAGATGGTTAATTTAATTTTTTCACTTCCAATTTTCTCCGCTTCTATTAACTCGTCTATTTTTTCTAAAGCTTCATCAATTTTATCTTCTAAGAATAAAGTGAACCACTCGATTTCCTCTGACTCTACCGGCTCCTGTATTGCTGCTGATCCAGAGGACTCCTCTCTCTGGGTAAGTACACCTAGTGTTGATATTACTTGCCGAATTGCGTTGCATGCCGCACCAGTAGCCGCCTGAAAATTCCTATCTGCTCTTTCCACTTCATACTTGCCAGGATTTATTCCAGCTAAATCCGTTGGAATATAGAACTCACCCACATCGGGCACTACAAAAAAAACTCTTTCCCGTCCAAGCTTGCCGATAAAAAGCCCAAGTTCAAAGAGAACATTATCACGCATTGTTAATTTAGCATCCCCTTTGATATTTTTCGTATCATCCGGAGTGAAAATAAATATCCCGAAGTCAAACTTATCTATTGACTTAATCAGGGATTCTATATTCGTCACTGAAAGTTCAAATGATCCTTGATCCCAAACAGTAACCTCCGCGGTATAATTCAAATTTTGTTGCACGGCGTAGGCTATGTTTAATCCTTCGACTGAGGAGCCTATAAAAACAGTTGGTTTCATTATACACTTAATTTTACTTAACCTAAAAATTGGCGATAGAGACATATATTCGACTTTCGTGAGCAAATCGAAGTCGTTAGGGTAGAATCTTAATTACACCTGTTCCTTCTTTGCCTTCAACAAAAGGCTTTTAATATGCTTTTTCATTTCTATCTCAAGCAACTCTGCTAATACAGTCAAAAACTTAAAAGATTCATTTTGGGACTTCTTCGTAATATTTAAAGTGTCAGCAGTATGAGCAACAACGTTCCTAGTCCTTACAATCTCATCTAATTTATCTTTAATAAACGTAGCAGCCACCGCTGTTCCCCACTTCCTGGTAAACGCGTCGCCTATTGTTTTGAAGATATCATCCAGTCCAATTTCCTTAAATTTTTCCTTAACTGTGTCACCTCCTGGATTGCTATTTGTATGGGAGAATGTCGTAGGATCAATATGATGTCCGATAAGACGCGTACAAACAAATAGAACATCGTCTATTCTTTCCGCTTTAGTGCTTTTAGTAACGTATTTAGGTCCATTCATCGCGTTTTGTAGCCCATCGAACACAATTTTTATTTTAAGCTTGTCAGGCAATTTATGCAAGTCTAAAGGAGGGATTGTATTCAGCTGAGATATATTCTCTTCAAACAGAGTTCGGAGAAAAAACTCAAATGCGGCTACCATCAAAATAGCTGAACCTCCCCTCAACCCCTTTACAGATGCCATCTCCTTCTGTTTAGGTTTCGGAAACTTCGTCCGCTCAATATCTCTTAAAGCTTTAGCTAGCTCAAGAGAGTCTTTAAATTTAGTGTAAGCTGAGACCATCAGCTATAAATATTTATCAATAATTGTGGTCAATCTCTTAATCCTGTATTGGAATCTATTGGGAGATGCCGTTGAAGACTCTATAGACTCTAAAAAAATCCCGTCAGTTTCAAATAGCTCCTTAAACTCTTCAAGAATATCGTCCTTTACAATATGAAGTTGATCCTTACTCTTTCCATAACATGCAAACATTTGCATGTCAAAAATTGGAGCTGAAATCTGTTGCTTCCATTTATTACTCTGAGGTATCCAGCGTCTAAAAGCGCCATCTGCTCCAAAAATCATAGTAACGACTTCTAGAGTCTGAATAAATTGATCTTTAAGATCATCGACAGCATCACTGCTTAGATCTCGGTTTAAGTCCAAATAAGCATCTAATACCCCTTTTAGGCCACCAGTATAGTGGAACCATAAATCCTTAAGCGCAAAAAACCGCAGAACTAGTTCTGCATCCTTCATTTCTTGATAAATCCTCGACTTTGACTTGACCTTTATTCCCAAAACCCTTTGAAACAATCTGCTTTCGGACAAAGCTAAAACCGTATCATTTAAAAGGCTTGGAAAAGCACTATTTCTAATTTCCTGGGCGTTTAATTTAACTCCTCCGGTATTTAGGCGTTGAAAAACTTCGTATTTTATGTCTTTGTCCGATTGTCTTAGGATTATAATCGCGCGCACTGTGGCCCGGATCTTTACTGAATTTTGGAACTCAATAGGCAAGTCAAACAAATTTAACCCATTGAGATCTCTAAAAACATCTAAGCCCCTCAATGTAAGCTTTCCCGTAATAAATTCATTTATAGCAGAAAGCCTTTGCTTACCATCAATAACCGAATATTTACCAAAGTCGTCTTCATTTAAAAAGATTGGTGGTACTGGCACGTTCATTAAAAAAGACTCGATTAATTTAGATTTTCGCAAATCGTCCCATCTAAAGCGCCTTTGATATTTGGGAGATAAGTCGATAATTCTTTTGGTTATTAGAGTTGTAAGACTTTCTAAATTATAGTCAATCGTACTGGTAAGTAGTTCACGCTGTTTCTTTTCCAAAAAATTGACGGAGATTTTTTGTTCTTCGTCGGTGTTACCTACATCTTCGTAATCGTTCTTGTATGTTTCGTCCATTGCTAATGTTATGATAGATCCTCGATTTTATCAGTTTCTTAATATGAAATAACTAAACGATAATTAATATAATATGCCTAACGTTTTAAATATGTACAGTGAATTAAACGCAAATTTCATGATTGCGATCAAGCCAGCATACATAAAACACAGAACGAACTCTGAAACCATGTAACCGAATCACTTGGCTTGCTCGCATTTCAAAAATATTTGCATCTGGACTTATTGATTGTAAGAATTCTTGGTTAGGATATAACTCTCTTGGTATGATAGTATATCCGAATCCTACCTTATTCCCTGCTTTTCCTCCTTGCTCCAAAATATTCTGCCAGGTATAATCGTGAACCTTCCGGTTGAAATCCCAAAAACATTTCATCTCTGACCTATCCCACGAAGAGAAACATTGAAAGTCGTCTTGTAAATATCGTAAGGAGACAAAAACGGTTGCACTATTTCCTTCTCCTTGCCAGCTCTCTATTTTAGATATATTTTTGTTTAAGTAATTGGTTTTAGAGTTGTTGTTAGAAGCAGATTTAGGTATAAGACTTCTATTTTTATGCTTCTCTGCCACCCAAAATATCAGTGTAATATTCTTTCATTGATTCTAGCGTAATCTCTTTATCACAATAAGCATGCGGAGGTAAGCCTCCCCTTGCTCTAATCCACGGTGCTTCCGAATGAGTAAGGTCTTCAAGATAAGATCCTGAATGCTCACCATAGATAGCTCTTATATCTTCTAAGATTGCCAATGTACCTGGCTCAAACTGCGGAACTTCTAATGTCACATCTGGAGTTAAAACAGAGCTGTAAGGTAACACATGGCGGAATCGCTCATAAACAGATCTCACCACAGGGCCATGCATCCAAGCTTCAAAACCCTCTCCGATCAGGGGTTTATCTGTCAAAGTAAAGTGCCATGCTTGCGCGTAGTAGAGAAGTTTTTGCAGCTTCAAATGTGAGAGCACGTCCCCAGCCTCCATATCAACTTGTGATATGAACCAGTCTGCAACCTGGTTTGCTGTGTAAACGGGAGCGCCTTGAGAGTTCATTAGGATTGGATCTAAATTATTACAATAATACTATTTTGTTCACTATTGTTCACTATTGTTCGACGAATTCGTTGTAACAAATTAAAAATCCCGGTCTGCTAAGCAGTACCGGGACCATCATAAATCAACTATAAAACAAAAACTAAACAGATCTCTCTCTTCTTTCTTTCTTAACCAGGTGCGGGAACCCTGCAGCTACCAGAGCATCAGCTCTGGCCAGGTTAACCTTGCAAAGGTCGATCGTGCCGAAATCAGCAAACTGGTATTCCCCTGGGGAAACACCGACAAGCTTATACTTGTCGGATACTTCAGTCATCAATTGCTTTGCCATCTCCGGATAAATTAAGCTGCTGCCAGTAACGCCTCCAGTGGCTCTTTATAGATCGGAGCAGAAGTAGCTCCTGAAGCCTTGAAGGACAAAACTGATTTTCTACCGTCAGCGATTTTCTTTCCCGATGTCTCCTCATCGGATTCCATGTAAGCAGGATCCTCCAGGCTACCCAGAACACGAACCTTATTGTTCTTTTCCTTAACCAGGAATACGAGTTCGCGATTAGCAGCTGCAGCTTTGAATCCCAGAAACGTCGCAACGTTACCAGGGAATGAGATCTCTAAGCTATTTTCATAGCCTTTTCCATCACGAGGACCAACCAAGGTCGCTTTGATTTCACCCTCTTCAACAGTGCAATACAACGGATGGAACGATTTTGTAGCCTTCATTGTAATAGCAGCAGAAAATTCTACGAGGCTTTCAAAAGTTGTAGCGGTTTCAGAATCCGCTAACGTAGGAAATGTAGCTATGTCTTCTTTGAAGGCATAGAACACTTTTGTGACACCTGCAGGGTTATAACGACCTGCAGGGTATTGGACGGCTTGAGCGTTCATATTTTCTATTCTAAAAGTTAAACCTTATTCAGCCGGTTGCAATGAACCCGACTTCTTTTCCAGCATCTCCTCCAGGAGCTCCGCATCCTTCGCCAGCTCTTCAGCAGACAAGCGACCTTTGCGTGTCCGGAAGTTCTTACCGATCAGCTTGTACTCCCGGCCAGCGATCGTTACAAACTCGCAGTCGCTACCCTTATGTTTCTCCAGGAGACTGAGCTTAGTGCCCATTTCCGCCATTTGTTCCAGGGCCTCAGCAGATGTAGTTTTTTCCGCCTCGAGATCTTCTTCCAGTTCAGCAAGACGATCTTCAGCAGCCTGGAGCTTTGCCTTAACAGCTTTAGTAGCGTCATCGCCTGCAGTCTTGAGCTTGGCTTTTAGATCATCGATCTCAGACACTAGTCTAACAATCTCCTTAGCTGCCTTTTCAGCCGATTCGCTTAGCTTCTTATAAGCCTCATTCGCTTCAGCCAGCAAAGCTTCGTAATGCGCAACAGCCTCTTCGACTGTATCAAATTTCTTTTTTACCATTGTATAAAATGATTTGGCACCCGTGCCACCGGGTGCCGATTAATGATTAAACTAATTCTACGTCGTTAGATACCACGTACTCACCGATCCAGAAACCGAAGCCTTTGTAGTAATCGGTATAGGCCTTCACTAGACGGTCAATGTTCTCAACCTGGAAGACAGTTTCATTACCTGGCTTTTTGAAGCCGGCCTGACGGTTCCAGCTTGGAGTTGTCCAGATCTTGTCTGATCCAGCCATTGAAGGAAGGCCAACGATCTGGATATTATCGTTACGGAGCTTGGTGATCTTACTATCATCAACCTGTGCATAGTTCACATTATACTTCAAACGCATGCCGTCACGGAACAGATCATGACCATCTTCCTGTACGAAAATGTAATCAAGTTCATTGCGCAATGGTCGTTCAACTTGTTTGATCATGTCTTCGATGTACTCCACGTAAAGAATAGGATCTGTAGGAACAGCCCCCATAGTGATCAGGTCGAGCTTACCTGCAGTATTCAGACGGTTAATCTGAACTTTGATACCATCCAATGAAGCACCTGCAGCAGTTGGCGTACCTTCTACGATCGCACCGGCTACACCATGATAGATCTCACTCATCTCAAGATCTTTCTCAGCCTGGATCAAAGCATTCATCAGGAACCACTTGATGAAAGGCCAGTCTTTACGGTTCAGGCTGCTGTCAGCCAGAAATCCTAACCAGCTTTCTTCCAATTCGTCCGGACGCTCCTGAAGATCGATTTTCAATTTGAACAAAGCGATTTTCAACGGTTCAAACTTCACTCCACCCACCGGTGTATATTGCTTCTGGAAACGCTGTAACACACGAGAGAATTCAGCTGATACTTTCTCCAGGACAGTTTTTTCTGTAAACCTGGTAGGGAAATACTTTGCTGTTACTGATCGTTGTGTGAGTTTAGTCATGATGTCTTTCACACCCTGACCTTCAGCCTTGTAAACGGCCTTCCACTCAGCAACTACGTCAGCTGCAAGAATGATATTGAACGATGTCTTCAAATTCCCTTTCGGGATGAAGTTAAGAGAAGCTACAGCTAAACCTGCAGTAGCAGCATACTGGTCGTAACCAGCAGCAGAGGCGCCAAATGCACCAACAAAAAAACCTACCAATAACATGGTTACTGTAAATAGGCCGGCTTTAAAAATTGAACTTTTCATTTGATTATTTAAGAGCGATTGTTATTTGTGAATTATCCAAGCAGTCTATCTGCAGTCCTGTTGTGAGCCAGGCTATTCAGGAATGAGTCATCTTCATCCGATTGTTCCGGAGGAGTGTCCTCACCTACAGCAGTTTTTTGTATAGCGCCTGAATTCTTTCCGAAAGCGTCAACCTTTGCTTCCAGGTCTGTGATCTGAGTGTTTGCAGTAGCGAGGTTTTCCTCTGCAGTCGCCTTTGCGTCATTAGCAGCTGAAAGCTGAGCAGTGAGATCAGCAACAGATGCAGTCAGGGTGTCGCGCTCAGTTGTTACTGCAGCAGCATCCGTGATAAAGCTTTCGTTAACGATAGTGCAACCGGTGATACCGGCTGTAGTAAGATCGGCATTGGCCTGATCAAGTTGTGCCTGGGTTGCGTTCTGAACGCCAGCCAGAGCCGCTACATTAGTAAAATTCATATTTGGATTTGTGGATTGAGCAGTAGAAGAGTTTTGGGCTCCAGCGTTATCAGATTTCTTCTTAGATAATTCCCGAACCCGGCTTACAGCAAATGCCATATCACCCAGGTGATCGATCATCCCAAGTTCTTTGGACACTGAAGCAAAGAAGGTTTCTCCAGCCAGGATAAGTTTATTATCCGCGAGCTTGCCTTTTCTTTGTGTCTTTACGTCATCAAGAAAATCCTCGTTGATTGGGTCGAGCATCTCTTTAATTAAGGACTTGTAATCACCTTTCAGCGCGTCCCTGGTACGCTTATTCTTGTGAGTTGATTTGGTGGCGTACATCTCGTGGAATTTCACGCCCAAGCTTTCAAAGTAGGGCTTCACGTCCTGGAAGCTCATCATGGTTCCTATGCTGCCTACAATGGCTTTTGGATGATCGACTATGATTTCTCTGGTGTGGATCGCAATCGCATAAGCAGCACTAGCCACGTAGTTGCCACCCAGGCAAACTACAGGCTTTTTCATTTTGCTCAGCACGTCGGTCAGAGGCTTGATGGCATATACCTGACCGCCTCCGGATTCAATTTCGAATACAGCTCCGATTAAATTAGGATTGCTGTCTATACGCTTGAGGTCGTTCGCGATGTCCACCGTCCCTCTGGGTCCGCACCACTGAGAATATTTGACCACCGGTCCGTTAAGCCGTATGACCGCAACGGAACCCTCCGGAGCTTCAGAAAGATCATTGTTGTTATCCGGATCGAAATCCTCATCATTAAAGTCTTCTTCGCTCATGAAGTAACTACTGTTCAGCTTCCGGAGCTCCGAAAAGTCCTGATCGCTTGCTTTCGCGTTTTCTCCTTTCAAAAGAGCTGCAACAGCAGGATAATACGCCTGGGCGTATTCCGGAAGGATTGCCCAGGGCTCGTGTAAACCGATGTTATTGAATAGGGACAAATTCATATCCCTGCAAAAGTGTATGGTTACACGTGCCTGGTAAACGACAGCAATTTTACATCGTACACTGAGGCGCTCTGAAGAGTGCCTGGCCAGCAAATTTGAAGCTCAATCCTTTGCTGTCACTCCGCTTGGATCCGGAGCTTTCTTTCGATGTCAAAGTAAGTGGACACCCGACTGATCCGACCAGTCTCATCTTACCGAGCGAGTCGCGCAAAATCACAAGACAGGGTGTTTTCTCTAAACTTTGGATCAAACTGATAAGAGCAGGTTTGTCGCCAGGGACGAAACCGGTAATGATGGGAAGGTAATAAGGGCCGTTTGCGTCTTCAAATCCCTCCTCTTCAAAAAGAAGCGTTTCGGGAGTAGCGTAACCGGTCCGCCATTTGGCACCGTTTTTCAATCCGACGGGCACGACAGCAACACCGTTGACGATCATCGGGAAGCTTTCAACCTCATTGAAAGGCAGAAATAAAAAGGAGGAGTATCCCCCAGGATTATAGGGTTTCTTTTTTAGAAAATTACTGATCATATTCAAAGATCAGCAGGCTAATTGGTACCATAAACGACAGGAAATAAGGCTCTTTTTCAAATTTTCAAGATAACCGACAGTTTCATGGTAAAAATTAAGCAATTGATAAACAAGGTATTGCGCGGTACCTTTCCCGCTCATACATCTTTTCAAGGGTTTTATAGGGTAAATCGTCTTCTGAAATGTCATATTTCAGCCGAAAATTTAAAAGCGCCATCTTGATCTCTCCTTTTCGCCCGGTAAGCTGAGGATGAACATAGCTCACCAACCGGTCATGAAACTCATCCAGGAGGAACTTGTTAAACCGCATCTGGTGGCGTTTGCTGATGATTATACCAAAATTTCGCTCATAGTACTCAGGTATAGAAACATACATGGTCACCGGCGTCCCTCCCAGGCTATACTCCAGTGTTTCAGGATCCACTTGCGTCTTGAATCGAAGACAGTTGATCAGGTAGGATCCAAAACGATTTTTTTCGGTTAGTTCGAATTGTGGATCAACAAGGCAATGATAGGCCAGGTACCGTTTCAGGAACGGCTTAATGGCTACAGGGTGCAAGAATTTCATGGATACAAGCGTGGCTTAGAAATGTTTCGTAAAAATAAATATAATTACACAGATTATGTAATTATACTGCACACTATTGTACGGTAAACTTTACAGAAATGTTATGAACAGCGTGTTTTTTCTTAACTTCTTAACCGTTGCTTAAAATTCTGAATGCCAAATTATTAGCGTTTTTTTCTGTTTTGCTTTTTTCTTTAACCATAAACCGAAGGTTTTTTAACCGTTAATATGGTTAAGAATATTTCTTAACTTCTTTGAAGAGTTAATAAAATATTCTTAACTAATTAACGGCCTTTCTGCTTGTCTTTCAATCCGTTGAAATCGTTTTTCATCTCTGGTTAAGAAGTTAAGAAAATATTATCGTAGAAACTACAAAAGGGGGAAAGGGGAAAAACGCCCCAAGCGCCTTTTCTTAAAAGGCAAAATGTAAGCGGTGTCCTCCTAACGTCGGACCCTTGTTCAGTACGATTATTAAGGGAAGAAACACGACCTATGGAGGAGAAATGATGCGCTGAGAATCGTGTGTGTAAAATTGTGCTGCACATCAGCGCATATATCGAAATCTCAGGACATAAAAAAGCCCGGATTTACCGGGCTTGGCTAGCTGGCCATCGCAATGATGACCAGGAGAACTAATAGTAGAATTAATTGATACTTCATAGAATTTTAAATTGCGCGTTGTAACCCATCTTAATGAGCTGGCCAATGTAATATCTGTCTGGCACCGGTATGTCTTTAAATCGCTTGTGCGGAACGTCGATCGTGCGATTAACGCCGTCTATCTCATATTTCCCCTTCAACTGTTTGTGCAGGTAGTAGCGCCTGTTCGCTATCTTTTTGTTCGGATCTTTCTTATACTTTAGGTGCTGGCGGAGTCTGATGGCCACCTGGTTCAAGGGGAAGAGGGTGGGATATGGTTGAGTGGCCATAGTCACATCTTTTCAAGTTGTGTCTCCTGGAAGTGTTCTATTGTCTGGTCAGGAAAGACTACCCAGGGATAATGATGATAAACGGTTGTGCGGCCGATCTGGCCAACGAATTTGCTTTCCTGATCTATGACCCGGACACGTTCGCGCTTTTGAAATCTTGACGGTTTAGTGATGTCTATTTCTTCATTCATGACTGTATAAGCTTAAAAGTTATTGCTGAAATTAGATTGAAAACTTAGTGCCTCGCCGATCTTATCAGCTTGTTCCTTATCTTCTGGAGTGTATCCCCATGTGGTAACAGTGGTGGAGCCGGTTCCTTTGTCCCAGGCAAGAACAACAACCTGATCCTTGAAATATTGATATCCGATAGATTCTGCTAGAGACGCCGGCACTGCTACCGGTTCTACATCAGGAAGGCTAGAAACTCGCGATTCCATCAAAGTCACTTGCTGTAGTAAGCCAGGATCCTTCAGGAGCCACTCGACCTTGCATATGCACGTAATAACAATGTCTACAGTATGCAAATAGGGTTCTGTTCCTTTTCGCTGGATACAGATTTCGCCCGGAGCTAAAGCCGCTACCGCGCCGTGGAGATAATGAAATGGCAACTCCTGGATAATTATTACTTCTGTTTCCCTGCTACATTGTTCGTAAGTCCTATCAAACATTCTTCTCATGGTAGTTCCTTGAATGATCTGATAGTTCTTCCTAAATGCCATCGTTTTAGCCATAGTAAGCAGATGACTTGGAGAATTGCCTATTATCAATCTTATCTTGTTATTTTTCATAATATATTTTTATGCCCATTGAGCCTTGTTTTCCCTTATCCAAGAATGCATTTTCTCCGCTTCCACATTAACGATCTTGCCACCATCTACCGGGATCATGTCGTAAGACACGACACGATAATGCTCCCTCGCTCCTATTCCCCAGATGCCGATGACCTGGTACGTTACCTGCCTTCCCTTACTATTGAAAGTCCATTTCGTGTACATGGCTGGATTGATCATATCAGAAGCGTTTAGAAGGTCATTCTTCGGAACACGGTATAAGTCGAATTAAATTCATAGTCGGTGTTACCCTCATCGATGAACTGCTTCCCATACTCTACCATTTCACGCATTTCACCAGGCGGAATAGTTAACTCTTCCCCCGGATCCATCATTCTGAACTTAGCGAAGCAGGCGTCTTTACTGACATTGATGTCAGTTTGATTAGTAGGCGTAAAGCTTTCTGGCACCTCAAACACGGTTTCGATGTAGAATACCTCTTTCGATACCTTAGGACCTCCCAAGCTGTACCAGGTACCGGACCTATCATCCCACTTTTTGTTTTCAACCTTTTGTATGATCGCTTTGCCCTCATTTTGAAGTCTCGAAGGATTCAGAGTATAGTCGTGTAACTTGCAAAATGCACTAAGCTTTTCCTTGAATTTCTGAGGTGTCTCCTTGTTGTTCACGTTGATTTTGTAATCATTGAACACCTCCTGACGAACGATAAACTTATCCAGGTTCCCGCTCTCCTTTGAGAAGAAAGCATTTGCCCAGTCTATGAAACCTTCGCCCATGGTAGAGAGGAGCTGGCGTCTGGTCACATTGTTCATGGCCGGGCCAATCTTCTCCGTGCATCCCAAATAGAACTTTAGAGCATACACAAGCGTGTTATAAAAATCGTTCATCTGCGTACGATCGAAGTCTTTGATGATCTGCATTCCGAACTCGGTACCCGGATCTCTGGTTTCATTATAATCGTTCGTTTCACCTGCAGTATGATAGTAATCGCTCACAACATAGTAGAGCATACGCCGGATCATGGAGGAGTCAAGATTACGGGGTGTATAATTTGTCGTCATTGCCAGCTTAGGTGCCCTGTCGAAAGGAATGGTGTAAGGACGCTTTCCTTTTGGGTTTACATTGATCTCACCGGTGATATCGTTGAACAGGATCCCAAGATTAAAATGCTCACTGGCGTCTTCAATTAGGATATAACGATCATGCTCAGTCAATCCATCATATTTGTGCGGATCCTCCATGACTTTAGGAACACGGCCGTTGATGTAGAAATTTTTCTTCATCACCCTACGCATGGCCGTATCAAACAGAATGGACTTTCCGGAACCACCGTGTGAGCGACCATCTTCAGATATACGGTTATCCATTGCATACACGAGCCAGGGCCTTGCACCTGTTTTATATCGGTGCAGCATATAACCTATTGCGAAGAGCTTGTTTATCAGGTGTTGTTTCTGCTCCTGCTGCGCCTCTTCAGACAAAAGCGGACCAGCGATGTTAAATTGATGTTCACTCTTGTATTTTTCCTGGTCCGTCGGTGACTTTCTGCGAAGCTCTTCGCCCTCCAGTTCCACTCTCCAGTGTACCCTGCTCGTTTGAATAAGATATTTGAGAAATATGCACGACGTATTATTGACTTGAATATCATAGTTTCCCAAGTTATTCTTGGTAATGGTGAAAGGCTCCTCCTTATTGAGCTCGAAACGATGATCCTGAACTTCGTCTTCCCAAATGAACCGGTTTACAGAACCGGGATCCAAAACCTTAATTTCACTGGCCGTGATCTGCAACGTTTTGTCCTGAAAGAACATAAACTGTGTATACTTATCAAAATCAGTAAAATCGATCCTAATATCGTCCAGATTGGAAAGTGAGCTTTCAGACATTTGTGTAGTCCGGAACATCGCGTTACGCAGATCCTTATCAAGTAGACGTTCCTGGAGGAATTTCTTAATGAAGGCCCGGATTTTCACGGGATCTGATTTGCTGACTGTATTACCGGTGATCTTAATGTACTCCCAGTCTAATTCCTTATCTCCTACTGCAATGCGATAAAAACCGTTTTTTTGCAGGAAGTTGTACATCTGCACATTGTCCACTTCATAATCATTACCAACCCATATCCTGTTATCTCCCCGGCCTTCGTATCTAGGCTTCTGTTCCCAGAAACGATAAGGAAGAGCGCACTCGATCAGCCGCTCAAGATCTGAACGTCTGTAGTAGTTCAGGTAGTCCCGGACGTCCTTACAGGGATTGCCTCTGGAGTCTCGGTAACGCTTGAGATCTTCCGGAAGCTCGATGGTATAGATATCAAGAAACTTCATTGCCTGCTTATGAGCTGAGCGTTTACCGGTATCGTCAATATCCTGAAGTTGATAGATCGCATCGGTTTTCCTGATCAGGTCATTGTATTCATAGTCGCTCAGTCCCTCCGTTTCGGAGTTCTTCCAGATGAGAGCAATTTCACCTTTCTTTGTCCGGAGGTTAAGCAGGGCCATGTTCAAAACGTCAGATCCTCCTGAGCCCAGGATGATCCTGGCAAACTTCTCCTGAACCTTACTGTCTAATGACGATTCAGCTCCATTCTCCCGATCGGCATTTTCCTTATCATCTTCTTTTTTAGATTCAATCAGCTTTTTCCGCTTCTCGTACTCCTTGTTAAGCTGAGCAAGTCCGTGAATGAAGGTCTTAGGTTTTTCGCCGTAATACATGAAGCGGCGTCCCTTATCTGGATGCTTTGGCTGATAGATCTTCTGGTGAGATCCTTCGTCAATCAGAAAAATCGGATACTGAGGGGTAGAACTGAACGTCATAACCTTCCTGTTTTTCACCAGGGAGTAGTTAATCAGCGGATGCCAGTGATAGTATTTGAATACTGCAGCAATCTTAGCGTAGGCATTCTTCGCTTCTTCCTGGAACTTCGGGTTTTTGCTTTTCCAATGCACGTGCTTCAGTGTGAACTTGCTGAGCACGGTTTCAATCTCTTCATCCAGAAGCGAGTCGCGGATCTCCCAGCTCCACACGCCTTCTGCTTCATCGGCCGCTGCCGGTCGCTCACTGTATTGAGCCTTGTAGATCTCCTTGGCTTGATCTGCAGAGATGACATGGTATTTTGCTGCAAGCTCCTGAAGCGCTGTAGGAAAATCAACAGCTTTTTCCTGCATATAGCATAGGATCCCGTTCCTGGGTTTCTGATCGCCGCCAAAATCGGTCACAAGCCAGTTTCCATCCTCCGCTTTTTTCAGACTGGAGGAAGGCGTTTTCTCTTCCCTGGTCTTAAATTTCCGGTTCTTTTGATCGACACTTTTAAACGCATCCGGAAAGAGATCTGTGATAATGTCTAAGCCACCGTTTGTAGCGTTTAAAATGTCTTGTGGTTCAATGAAAGTGCCTTTTGTCACGTTATTTGTAAATGAGTGTGGTTATTTCCTCTATTGATATATGCATCAGAATTGATCTGATATTCTGATTGTCCTGAGAGATATACACGGCTAACTGACGTTGAGTATATCCCGCGTACTTGGAAAGCAGCCGGTTGATTAATTCCGTACCGTATCTTCTTTCCATTTTTGATTTTCCCCAAATTCTCTGATCCCGATATCGGATAACGATCAGCATTTCACGCCTGGTGAGCGTAAAGGCATTTAGTGCTAGTAGTGGACCGTTCATGATCTCCCTCCTATCCTTGATTTTTTGTACTCTTTTCTTGCTTTCTCCTGTCTTTTTCGATCAATGCGCTTGCTCCAGAGATCAACCATAACGACGACCAGGAACACACCTACGAGGGTGACTATCGCTAATACTTTCTCGTTCATAACTTGATTATTTGAGGATTTCCGGAAACGCTCCGGCAGCGGTATGTTCGGGCCGGTGCCACCCGATGGCTTCGACATTCTTCCAGCAGTCGGTTGGGGCGCCTCTTCCAACGTTATTCGTGTAAAAGAACTATTCGCACCGAAGTATCTTAATACTGTCGCTTCAAGCCGAGCTGATCTCTGCAGCTGCACATAATAGCGTCCAATTCTGATTTGTAGGTTTTGAGAAGTGTCGTCGTTCGCTTGTTGGCAATCTCGTGGAAGGCCAGCTCGCAACGAAGACAATACTTGAGTTGAAGCCGCCAATTCGTGGTTTTTTCTGCTTCTATCAGCAGTGCCTGTATCTCGCGGACGGCTTCCCATTTCTCCGGACTTACCGCCAGGGGAAAATAGTTGAACACCCGGAGACGTGATTCGCAAATGCGTTTTAGAGAATTGATCAAGATCCTGACCGGTACTGCTTCCTGCCTGGCAGGTGCTGCAGTAAAAATTAAAGTTTGAGTTTCCATTAATTAATAAATGATTCATGTGAACGAGTTAAATAATGCCGTACTCGACCGCTTTCAGTGCCACCTGAACTTTGCGATCAGCATTGAGTTTTCTTTCAATATTTTGCTTATGGGTCCTTAATGTTTGCGGAGCAATATTCAGAACCGCCGAAATTTCCTTGTCATATAGGCCTTTCCGGATGAGAGAAGTAATACGCAGCTCCTGCATCGAAATCTTCTGTCCATTGATCATCAACGGCTGGCAGAGTTTACCTTCCTGCTTACAGCTACCCCGATATTCACAGGCAACATACTCCAGCTGCATCACGCCATCTTCGAGATCAGGCGTAAAGTCGTAGGAACTACAGTTACACTGCAGAAATTTGAGTCGGCGTAATTCCGGAGACGATATACCCATTTCTGTCAGGGCTTCCTGGTGACGCGCATTAATATGCTGATCCACGAAATCTCTTATATCCCGGGGCATTTGCTCGACCGGAACTTTATCACCTTCAATCATATAAAAACCGTCCGGTCCATCCCAGAAGAACTCAACTTCTCCGATCCTAATTCCTGCAGGTATCAT